ATCCCTGAAGCAGTGCATGAAGTTGATGGAGTTTTGATGCTTGATCTAAATGTTTTACGGAATTATTTATCTTTAGCTAAAGAAGAGATCTTAACTAAGAGTTAGAGCCACTAAAATAATTAGATATAGATATTTAATTTAATTAAGATGAGTATAGCAAATCTCGCAAGATATGGTGCATTAGCCACTATTCCTAAGGCAGTAGGAGGTGCTGGTCGATTTGCTAACGTTATGAACTGGTTGAAACCTGCTGGTAAATGGGTATCGAGCCATCCAAAGATGACAGGTGCAGGTTTGTTTGGTACTCACGCACTTCTAACTGAAGGACCAGGTGCTGTTCCAGGGGCTGCGCTAAGAGGAGGTCTTGCTGGATGGGGTATGGGAGGTGTTGGAGGTCCAGGAGGTGTTAAAAGAGCAACAGGTTTGTTAGGTATGGTTCCAGGTATAAATCCAGCGACTGCCGCATTAGGCGGTCAAGTATTAGCTCCCGCTGCTCAAATTGCTGCTACAGGTGCGCTTGGTGGATTATATGGTCCGCTTGCCAGTGGAGCTAGTAATGTTGCCGGAACGGGTGGTGCAATTGCAGCTGGTCAGCTGACTGGTTCACCTAATGTTAATTCAGGCGACGTTTTAGGAAGTGGTAATCTACCTCCAGGAACAACTGCCAGAATGATTGGACCACAGGGCGGAGTTTGGTATCAGTTAGATCCACAAGGACTTCCAGCTGGTGATAGATTAGGGAGACAACTTGGTGCTATGACTGACGCTAACGTTTTAAATACATTAGGAAATGCCTTATACGGTCAAACAGAGAGAGTTGCTAAATCTGAGCTTGCACGTCAAGCTGCTGCTGAACAGCTAAAAGCTAATATTGATATGGCTAAGCGGATGTCTCTAAATTCTCAGGAAGCTGGTTTAAGAGTTGGTATGGATGCAGGTAAGAGCATGGCTGACGCTATGTCTAACAGAAACAACTTTAGGTATTTGTAAATGGCTCAATTAGGAGGATTACTAAATAATCTCCTCGACATGGGGTATGGGAGTAGTAATCAAACAACTACTCAGAATAGCAATGTACCTGTAGGGTATACGGTTAATCCTGATTACAATCCAAACAATCCTTATAATATTCCTGAGGGCATGCGACTTGAGAATGGTCGTTTGATAAGTTCAGATGCGCCTAGAGGTTTAGGAAGATTGTGGGCAGGTTTAAGAGATAGATGGACAGATGATAGAGGTTTATCTAGTTTGTTTTATTCTGGAACACCAAGTGATCATGATATGAGAGGTACTCCAGATAGATGGGGTGATTATGCAACTGCAGGAAGTGGTGAATTAGGCAGTACACCAGTAAAACAAACTCCTTATATTGTTGATCCAGATAATATTGGTAATGCAAATCTTAATTCTGGAAGTCCAGTCCCTAATATGCCTTTGAATCAATATTATAAAAATGTATTAATTCAAGATGCTTATACCAGTTTTCGTGATAGACATAATATGAATAGAGCACTATCTGATGCTGCTGGTTATATGAAGGATGCTAATTATTATGGATATGAACTTGATAAAGCACAATTAGCTGATTATATTGCTTCGCCACTAGGTGCTTCTAGGTTGAGAACTGAAGCTGCACAACAAGCGGCTATACCACGTTTGGCAAAAGCAGCGGTGATTGAAGCAAGAGCTAAATCACAAGAAGCTGCGAATGAGTTTGGTCAGGCAGGACTGAAGAGAACATATTTTACAACGTAGTTAGCTTAACCGTTGGTAGAATCTAGATAATGCTAACTAATAAATTTTAAAGATGGCTGACGACAAAAACGATCCAAATAAGGTTGCGGATAAAAAGTATACGATTGGCGGTAATGTATATACCGTTGATCAGGAGACAACTAACCAGTTAGTCTTAGACGAAGCAGCTGCAGCTCAAACACGGATCAACATGAAGTTGGCCGCAGAAGAAGATAAGGCATTAAAGACATATTTTACGACTGAAGAGAAGGGGATGGCGCAAACGCAGTCAGACCTTAAACGAGCAGAATATGGAACGATTGGTCAGCAGGATCGTCTAAAAGAAGGAGTCATTGGTTTAGAACGGCGAAAAGCGTTAGAAACTGAAGGAGCTGAAACACGAGAAACTGCAACAAGAGTAGGAGAACAAACTCGTTTAACTGAAGGAGTTAAAGGGACAGAAGAACGAGCCACACAAAGAGAAGGACTTACAGAGAGTGGACGCCAACAAAGACAGACTCAAGCCGAACGTTACGTCGGAGAAAGAGGGTTAGAACAAACGCGCGGGGCTGAAGCCCGTTCACTACAAGCTGAACGCTATGCAGGAGAAAGGGGTCTCGTAGGGGAAGGAGGAAAACAGCAACGTCAGACTCAAGCTGAGAAGTATGCCGGTGAAAGAGGTTCTATTACTCGGACTGCTCAGGAAGGTCGTCAAACACAGGCTGAGAGATATGCAGGTGAAAGAGGACTTGTAGGAGCTGGTGGTAGAGAGCAGAGACAGACACAGGCAGAAAAATATACAGGGGAGAGAGGATTAGCCAGAGTTGGTGGTGAAGAGTCTAGGAAACTAGAAAGAACTCGTGGGTCAGAAACTCGTCGTACAGACTTGCAAAGAGAATCATTCCGTAGATATAAAGAGGATAGGGATTATAGTCAAGCACGTTCTGCAACTAGAGTATGACCGAATGGCTTAAGGGCCTGACCTCGAAAGATCGGGAAGCCTTTTTAGCCTTTTGTAAAAGAACTCGAAGCCCAATTCAAATGTACTTGTATGCCCGATTTCTAGGGTTTACAGGAAGCATTGTGAGTTGCGATAAATGGGCTCAGAGAAAATTCAAAAGGCGTAACTTCAACGAAGTTCTAGAAGTTGAGATTGATTCAATGCAGCAAGATATTGCTAATTTGAGAGATGGAATTCAGATGGGGATGGTTAAACAAGATATGGGTACCGCCAGGATTGCCATGCTTCAAAAAGAATTGCGAGGTACGATTAAACAATTAAGTGATGAGAAAGTATTACTTGATAAACAAGGTTTAATTCTTGCTGGTGCAGATAGAGCATTACGTGAAATGTTATCTATTTTCAGAGATGATCCTGTTGAAGGACCTTTATCAGAAGCCTCAATGGGTGTTTGGACGAAGATCTTACAAGAAGAATCTTAAAACTTATTACGCTATGCTACGCCCATGGCAGGTACAAGCATCTATAGCGTCTACAGACGCACTGCAAGAGCAGCTGCTAAACAGCAGGTAGTTAAAAAAACTTCATCGGTTGATGTTGATCGTGCTCGGGAAGACTTTGCATATTTTTGTGATGTAGTTGGTAATAAACCACCAGCTGAGCATCACAGACAGTGGCACAAATATCTGTGCACAGGGGAAAGTAGTGGTTGCTTAATTAATATTGCCGGACCAAACATAGATATTCTTGCTCCAAGGGGATCAGCTAAATCTACTGTTCTTGGTTTATTCACTGCATGGTCTATTGGTGTACATGCTTTAAGGCGAATGCCATTAAAAATTCTTTATATTTCATACACCGTAGATGTGGCGCGACCGAAGAGTGCTGCAATTAAAAGAATTATTGAAGAGAATAAGATATACAAAGAGATTTTCCCCACAGTAAAGATTGCTAAAGGGATTAATTCAAATGAATATTGGAGTATTGATTGGAAATTTGCAGGTATTAGATCAACAGGTGAAGAAGAATTTAGTGTTTGTTGTGCAGGTTTGAAGGGTGCGGTTACTTCGAAACGTTCACATCTATGTATTATTGATGACGCGATTAAAAGTGCAGATGATATAAAGAATAGGGACATTCGTCAGGCTATGGAGGATAACTGGAATGCTGTCATTGTTCCAACGATGTTTGAAGGCGGTAGAGCGGTTTGTCTCGGAACTCGTTTCCGCCACGACGATATTCATAACAGCACTTTCACTCCTGCGAATGATTGGGTGCAGATTATTCAGTCTGCTATTACAGTGGATTCGAACGGAGACGAAATCTCTTATTGGCCGGATATGTGGTCCTTGGACTACCTTCGTGACCGCCGGAGACAAGCGCCGGTTGCTTTTAGTTTTCAGTATCAGAATCAGATTGTTCAAACTAGTGAATTATCTCTTTCACCTGATTTAATTGTTAAGGGTTCTATTGCTACTCAATTTGATGCAATGGGAGTAGGAGTTGATTTATCAGCTGGTGTGAGAGAACAGAATGATTTTACTGTTTTTGTTATGGGAGGACGTATCGGAAATAAGATTCATATCATTGATTGTAAAAGATTAAGGATAATGGGGAACTTAGAGAAGTTAGAAAGCCTTATGGAAATGATGGAAGAATGGGGAGTTATTCATGGCGAAGGAAAGAATTATTTTGCTACTGGTAGTTCAGTTCATATTTGGTCAGAAGCTGTTGCATATCAGGCTTCTTTAGAGGCTGACTT